GGGTGTAAGGTGTACAACCCACAATTAGGTGGTCCAACTGTATCAAACATGATTATTGGTGATGGAAGCAATGTGGGAGCAAATGTTCAAACAGTTTCAGCAGCCACTTCTCTAACATTAAACTATATGTATTTTATAGCACCTAATACTGTTGCAACTGATTACATAGCATTTTCTGCGGAGTTATAAAAATGACAATCCAATACAAACTACAAAAGAATATTGAAGGTCAAGACTGTGCTGTGACTATCATTGGTCAAAACATTAGCATCCCATTTGACCCCGCTAACACAGACTACCAAGCCTATTTAAAGTGGGTGGCTGAAGGCAACACGCCAGAGCCAGCAGAGGACACGCAATGATAAAAGCCGAACTAGATACAGTAAAAGCCGAACTTGCGGCTCTGAAAGGATAAGACATGACTACGACCATAAATGCCAGCACCGTTTCGGGATTGGTCAACACCGCTGATACCAGTGGAATTTTGCAACTACAAACTGCATCTACAGCGGCACTCACGATAGACGGTAGTCAACAAGTTGGCGTTGGTACTGCAAGCCCTGCTTCTTTGCTTCATGTGGCTGGCAATATTCGTACTAGTAGTGGCGCAAACTATGCTCAGTTTGCAAATAACTTTTTGCGTAGCAATGCTTCTGGTTCATTTTTTTACGATAACGCCACAGTAGGTCAGTCAAATGAATTTAGAACATCGGTTTCTTCTTCTTTGGATACGACTGCCTTAACTCTTACTGCTAGTGGTATTTTAGCCCTTAGAAATGCAGGAACATCCGCAACAGGCATTGGCATCACATTCCCCGCAACCCAATCAGCATCATCTGACGCAAACACATTGGATGATTATGAGGAAGGGACTTGGACACCTAGCGTTGGTGGAACTGCTACATATAGTGGTCAAGTTGGACAGTACTTAAAAATTGGGAAATTTGTTTTTGCTTCTTTTGATTTAACCATTAATCTAATAGGAACTGGGTCAAAATCTTCAATTACTGGTTTACCGTTTACGGCTGGTAGTTCATCAAATACTCAGGCTGGAACGGTTGCTTATTGGAGTGATTTTGCTATTAGCACAACTTCTTTTTATATAAGAGTTGATAGCGGTGGAACAACCATCACAACTGCATCAACTACTACAACTCAAATTACTGTAACAAACACACCAAATGTTTTAGGTAATGGAACTAGGCTTATTGCCACTGCGATATACACTTCAAACGCTTAAAGGAAAACACAATGGCACTCACAGAAACCAAAATCATAGACCAAATCACAGTAACCGAAAACGGCACAGTGCTGTATCGGGAAGCAACACGCATCCTAAAAGATGGTGAGCAGATAGCACAAACATACCATCGGTCAAGTCTTACACCAGCACAAGACTTAACAGGTCAACCAGCCAATGTCGTGGCAATATGTAATGCCGCATGGACAGATGAAGTCGTAGCAGCTTATCAAGCACAAGTAGCGGCATCACAAATTGGAACATCAGCATGACCACAATCATAGATGGAACAGCAGGGGTAACCTTCCCTGCGGGTGGAGTAGGTAATCCTGCTGGTGCTGTAGTGGGTACAACTGATACCCAGACGCTTACTAATAAGACTCTGACTAGTCCTGTTCTAACAACACCAGCATTAGGTACACCCTCTGCTTTAGTTTTGACTAATGCTACTGGATTACCGCAAGCGGGTTTAGGTACAAATGTGGTGGGTAATGGCCCAGCGTTTAGTGCTTATTTAGCTGGTACACAAACATTACCAAGTACCAATACATTTACAAAAATTCTTTTTGATACTGAAGAATACGATACAAACAGTAATTTTAGTTTAGTAAATTCAAGATTTACACCTACTGTTGCTGGCTACTACTTGTTTACTTGGAACATTGAAATATCTTCTAGTTACGGATTTACTCTAGGTGGTGTTTATAAAAACGGTGGTACAGCTAAACAAGGCAATTGGAACAGTGCTTCAAGTGGTTCTTCTATTGGTTCTGCCGTTGTTTATGCAAACGGTTCAACAGACTACTTTGAGCTGTATATTAACTTTAGTGGCAATGGACAAAATGTTGGTGGTGCTTCTAGTGGTTATTGGTTTCAAGGCACAATGTTAAGGGCGGCATGATGAATTTATACGAAAAAATTATTGCGTTATATCCTGAATTGACACCAAAAGAAAATGAATGTGGTGTTTTTAATCGTTTAATAATTTTACAAAACGATTCAGACGGCAAAGGCGATTACATAGCCAAGTGGGAACACCCAACATTGGCTAGACCAACTGACGAACAATTAGCATAAGAGAACATCATGGAAAAACTACAACTCTCAACTCAACTTCTTAACTCCATCATGGGGTACTTAGGCACTCGTCCTTACCAAGAAGTGTTCCAGCTTATTGAAGCAATTCAAAAAGAAGCTAAGGAACAACCAGTGCCTGAACTGACAAATGAATGAGCTTGAAAAGGAATTTGCTGTGCATGAAGCTATTTGCGCTGAACGTTACCGCATGATTCAAGAACGCTTGGACAATGGCAAAGAGCGTATGCAACGGATGGAGTACATCTTGTACATAGTAATTGTTGCAGTACTGTTTGGGCCTGGGGTTGCCGGTGAACTTGTTAAGAAGCTCTTAGGCATCTAACAATGTGGATCCATTCACTCTCCTCATGGCAGCTCAAGCTGCTGTCGGATTTATCAAGCAAGGCTGTAACATGCTCCACGAAGGACGCATGGAACTGGAGGGTGCGAAGAAAACAGTTGAAGGCGTCATATCAGACGTCAAAGCAATCAAAGGAATTTTTGATTGGTTCATTGGTCTATTCGTTAGTAAACCAGCCAAGACCACCGACAGCAAGCCTTTGGCGCAAAAGAAAGCCAAAGCCACAACCAAACAACAGCAATCTTACGAAGAACTTGAACTTAAGCTCATCAGTGAGATCGGAGCAAACCTCGGTGTGCTCTTCGACACACAACAAGAAATTACAAACTACTACCTTGAACTAGAAGAAACAAGCAAAACCAACTACGACCCTGCACAGAATACGTCAAAGAAAGCTATAGAACGAGCTTTGATTGAGTTGCAGATGGAGAAGTTGATGGAGCAAACAAGGGAAGCAATGGTCTATGCTCCGCCGGAGCTGAAAGATCTATACAGCCGGTTCCTAGTAATGCATGGCAAAATTGAGCGTGAACAGGAGTGGGCCAGGGCAGAAATGATTCGTAGGGCTAGGTTGGCTAGGTGGCAGAAAGAGCAAGATGAGATTCAAGTCATTGAAACAATAAGTGGAGTAATTGCCGTGATGTTTATATCTTTATTCTTTGGGTGGTTCATGTGGCAACTACGAAGCTGGTCTACTGGGTATTGATAGGGGTTGCCATATGCATAATTGTTGGTGTAACTTCAATGGCATATGTAGAAACTCTGTACATGCGAGCACAGCTCAAGCAAGAGATGAAAGAGCTGCGTAAACTTAAACGAGAACTTAAGGAAAGCAAATGAATGAACTACTCGGTCTTCTCAAGGGTGTCGCACCCACGTTGGCAACTGCTGTCGCTGGTCCTCTGGGTGGCGCTGCTGTTACCGCTTTGGCTAGTAAGTTTGGCGTTTCTGATTCCGTCGATGCTGTTGCTAAAGCTATTGCAGGCGATCCGAAAGCGGCTGAAAAGCTGGCTGAAATGGAGCTAGAGTTCACCAAAGTGGTTCTAGATGCTCAAAAGAACGAAGACAATAATATTACAGACCGTTGGAAGTCAGACAATCAGTCCGACGGCTGGTTAAGCAAGAACATACGCCCAGCCACGTTGGTGTACCTACTGACCACTTACAACGTGTTTGCACTTATGTCAGCATTTGGCCATCAAGTCAATGAAGCATATGTTAATCTGCTTGGTCAGTGGGGCATGCTGGTAATGACAGCTTACTTTGGCGGCAAGACGATTGAGAACATCATGGCTATAAAGGGTAAAAAATGAACCTTTCCGCACACTTCACACTTGATGAGCTAACTCATACCGACCACCGTGAGTTTGACAACATACCTAATGATTCAGAGTTGGCTAACCTAGTGCGCTTGGCTGACTTTTTAGAACAAGTCAAAGTCGTTTTAGGCGGCAAGCCAATCATGGTTAATTCGGCGTTTAGATGTAAAGAGGTCAATGATGCTGTGGGTTCTAAAGACACAAGCCAGCACCGCCGTGGTTGCGCTGCCGATATACGAGTGCCAGGTTTAACTCCTGACGAAGTAGTCAAAGCTATTATTGCTTCAGGCATAGGTTACGACCAAGTCATACGAGAATTTGATCGGTGGACACATATTTCGGTGCCTAATGATGTGAGTGGCACACCTCGTCGTCAAGCTTTAATAATTGACAAAGCTGGTACTAGAGTGTATGCTTAAGCTATATAATCGTATTAGCATAAAGGACGGCTCTGTATGACTGTTGCATCAGTAATGACATACGATTCTCTTACAGAGAATATCCAGTCTTATCTGGAACGTACAGACACTGCCACACTTGACAAGATACCTCTTTTCATTATGCTGGCAGAGCAAGTGATTGCCAGTGAGATTAAGTTCCTTGGCAATTTGACGGTAAACACTAGCACTATGACAATAGGTCAGTTTGTGATTGACAAACCTGCTAGATGGCACAAAACAGTGTCAATGAATGTGATTGTAAGTGGTGAACGGCAGCCAATTTTGCTTCGTAAATACGAATACTTACGTGAGTATTGGCCAGATCAAACACAAACAAGTGTGCCGCTTTACTATGCAGACTATGACTACACACATTGGTTAGTGGCTCCAACACCTGCTGCAGCTTACTCGTTTGAAGTGCTATATTATGAGCGTAATCAACCGCTAGATAGCACAAACCAAACTAACTGGTTTACTATTTATGCACCACAAGCATTGTTGTACGGATCACTTTTGCAAGCAATGCCGTTCCTTAAGAATGATGATCGTATTCCAATGTGGCAAGCGCAATATCAAGCAATCATGCAAGTGTTAAAAGCTGAAGATGTTTCACGCATTGGTGATAGACAAGCCGTGGTACTTGACACATGACCGGTTCATTTGTATCCCCATTCACTGGCGATGTTATTCAGCCAACTGATGTCAGCTATGCTTCATATACACTTACAGGTGATTTACAGTTAGAGTGGCCATCTGGCGCAACACCTGCTGAATCACCAGCAGCCAGAATCATGGACATTACGGCAGGTAGTGTTGGCTACAGTCTGATTATGCCGCCTGCCAACCAAGTGTCGGTGGGACAAGATGCACTGATTCGTTGTATAGGCTCAACCTTCACGGTAAAGAACTACACCGGTGGCACAATCTGTACAGTTAGTTCCAGCAATGCGCAGTACTTATACTTAACGGCAAACAGTACAACCGCAGGCACTTGGGGCGTATTAGGGTTTGGCACAGGCACATCATCTGCTGATGCTGCTACATTGGCTGGTTATGGCTTACTGGCAATCTCTGCCACATTAAACCAAAGTCACCCAGCACAGACAATCACAAGCCCTTACACATTCTTAGCTGCCGATCGTGCACAAGTAAAAGTATGGGCAAGTGGTGCTGGTACAGGCACACTGCCATTGGCTGCATCACTTGCAAATAACTGGTTCACATTGTTTAAGAACAATGGCACAGGCTCATTTACTATATCGACCACAAGTAGCCAGCTAATTGATGGTCAAACAAGCAAAATATTTAACCCAAATGAGTCAGCATTCATCATCTGTAATGGCTCGGCATACATCACTGTGGGTTATGGCGTTAGTCCGACATTTGCGTTTACCGTGCTTACTTATCCTGTCACAGGTGGTGCATACTCCTTAACATCAAGTGAAGCAGGCAATCTGATTCAAGAGTATGTAGGCACACTGGTTAGCAATGTCACAGTGACTTATCCGCCTGTTGTGAACTTGTATGTGGTGTCCAACCAAACAGTTGACAATGGCTACACACTTACATTGACAACT